ACTGGTGGCGGAACATTCTCATCAGGAGCCTCATTTACTCTTTATGGAATTAAAAATTGGGGTAATGAAGAAACACCTAAAGCAACTGGTGGTTATGTCTATTCAGACTCAACTTACTGGTATCACGCGTTTCCTTTCTCATCAACATTTACTCCTAATCAAACATTAACTTGCGATGTATTGACTATTGCTGGCGGTGCTGGAGGAGGTCGTAGACACGCTGGCGGTGGCGGTGCTGGTGGTCTTTGTTTCCAATCAGGTCGCTCTGTCACAAGCGGAAGCAAAACTGTAACTGTCGGTGCGGGTGGTCTTGGAAACCAAGTATCAGTTACCAATGGTGGTAGAGGTACGAACGGCAGTAATTCTGTTTTTGATACAACAACTGCTATCGGTGGCGGTGCTGGTGGAGCCTTCAACGATGTGGCTGTTGCGGGTGGTTCAGGTGGCGGTGGAAACATCGGCTCACCACCAGGAAACCCAGGCGCAGGTGGTTCTGCAACACAAGGTAATTCAGGTGGTGCAACTGGTTACGGAAACGCTGGTGGAACTGGTCTTGAATCAGGTGGCTACTTTGGTGGTGGTGGCGGTGGTGCTGGTGCGGCTGGTCAAGCAGGTAACGCAACTAATGGGGCTGGTGACGGTGGCGCTGGATTATCAAGCAACACAGTCGCCGCTTTACTTTCATTCCATCAAATAACTGGTTTTGGGCAATCTAAAGATGGAGTTGCTTACTTTGCAGGTGGTGGTGGTGGTGGTCAGTTTGGTGGTCAAGGTTTCGGTGGCGATGCTGGATTAGGTGGCGGTGGTCGCGGAGTCAATATACTAGACCTACCAAACCCTGACATAAACGGACTGGCTGGCTCAGGTGGCGGTGGCGGTGCTATTGGAAGTGGCAATAACACTGACGGATATAGTGCAGGTAACGGCGGTTCAGGTATCGTCATTATCAGATATACAAAGGCTTAGGAGATAAATTATGCCAGCGAATTATGTCCTTTTACAGAGAACTACACTTACTCAAGATTCTGCATCAGTACTTCTTGATGGAATTCCATCTTCGGGCTACACGGATTTGAAATTAGTTATTTCAGCCCGTGGTTCATACGCTGGAGAATTTGTTGCTATAAGAGTAAATCCAAATAGCCAAACAGCAAACATAACATCAAGAATTATGTATGGTACTGGTAGCGCTGTTGATAAATTTGGTGACACAATCGTTTATGGCAATATCCCAGCCTCTACCGCCACCGCCAACACTTTTGGCGTTTTTGAATTTCACATTTTTAATTATTTATCGGCTACCGCTAAAGGATTTTTAGGTGAAGGTTATACTGGAAATCGCTCAACTGCGGCTTTAACTGTTTTTTCTGCTTCTAGGTGGAACGACAACACAGCAATTTCTTCTTTACAGATTGCGGCTACTACTGGCAATTTAGTTACAGGTTCCGAGTTTTCTTTGTATGGACTTGTAAATACAACCACCACACCAGTTGTTTCACCTTTCGCAAGTGGTGGAGATTTAATAGATAATGACGGAACTTACTGGTATCACGCATTTTTGAATTCAGGACAATTTGTTCCTGCTAAGGCTTTATCTTGCGATTACCTAGTAGTTGCAGGTGGCGGTGGCGGTTCGGGTGGTTACGGCGCAGGTGGAGGTGCTGGTGGATTTAGAACTTTTACTAACCAAAGTTTATCTACCCAACCTTTTAATGTTTTGATTGGTGCTGGTGGACCAGCAGGTCCAGCAAGTTCAGTTCACCTTGGTATGTCAGGTACAAGTTCATCATTTGGCGGAGTTTCTGCTACTGGTGGCGGTGGTGCAGGTACTTACGCATCAAATAATGCTTTTAGTGGTGGCTCAGGTGGTGGTGGCGGAGGAGAATCAACTCCTGGCGGTGCTGGTAATGCTGGTGGATATACTCCAGTAGAAGGTTACGCTGGTGGTACTGGTGGTACAGCAACCCGTTCAGGTGGTGGTGGTGGTGCTGGTGGTGCTGGTAATCCCCCAGTTGGTAATACCTGTGGCGCTGGCGGTGTTGGAGCAACAACAGCAATTTCAGGTGGTTCAACAACTGGTTTGGGTGCTTTAAGTAGTGGAAGTTATTACTTTGCAGGTGGCGGTGGCGGTGGCGGAGATGATTCGCAAAGCCTAACTGGTGGTGCTGGCGGTATCGGCGGTGGCGGTGCTGGTAGTAGCGGAAGTGCAGGAAGCAACGCAACTGCCAATACAGGCGGTGGCGGCGGTGGTGGTGGTCGCACAAGCGGCGTCACAAGAAACGGTGGCGCTGGCGGTTCAGGTATTGTTATTGTTCGTTATCCGATGGTATAAAGGAGAAATAAAATGTCACATTGGGCAGAAATAGATGAGAACAACATAGTTCTTCGTGTACTCGTTGGAAATAACAGCGAGGCAGATGAAGGCGAAGCCTTTATGAATAGTCTTGGCGGTACTTGGGTCAAGACCTCATATAACGGCAATATCCGCAAAAATTTTGCAGGAATTGGAATGTCTTATGATGCAGAACGCGATGCGTTTATCGCACCACAGCCATATCCTTCTTGGATTCTTGATGAAGAAACTTGTTGTTGGCAAGCCCCAGTTGCCTATCCAACTGACGGTATCATGTACAAGTGGGATGAACAAACAACCGATTGGAAGGCTACTGTAAATGAGTGAAACAACTAAAAAACTTGTAGTGAATGTTGCCGATGGCACTTCACAATACATTGATTTAACACCTGCTGAGATTGCTCAGCGCGACCAAGATGCGGCGGCTTATACTGAACAACAGGCAATCCGTGAAGCCGAGGCTGAAGCAAAAGAGGCTCTCAAGGTTTCTGCTAAAGCAAAATTAGTTGCTGGCGAGCCTCTTACGGCAGAAGAAGCCGCAGTTCTCGTAATCTAATTATTACCCAATAGGAGTGTAAAATGGCAGGTACAACAACCAAGGGTTTGCGTTACCCAACAGCGGGAGATAACCCTGCCGTTCATACTGATTTCCTTAATTTAGCAACAGATGTAGACACAGAGTTAGATGATTACATTCTTAAATCTGCTCCATCTTTTACTGCAACAGTAACCCTTGGCGCTAGTGCTGACATTATTTTTGAAGGTTCTACTAACGATGGTTTTGAAACTACTTTAACAGTCGCAGACCCAACGGCTGACCGAGTTGTAACTCTGCCTAACGCAACAACAACTTTGGTTGGACGCGATACAACTGATACTTTAACTAATAAAACTCTTACTTCCCCAACCATCAATGCCGCAACTCTCACAGGAACAATTAGTGGGGGAACGCTTACAAGTAACACAATTACTTCAGGCACTTTAGGCAACGCTCTTGCGGCTGGAACTTTTAAGATTACAGGTTTAGGCGATGCCTCTGAATCAACAGATACCGATGCCGTCAATGTTAAGCAAGCCTTAAATCTTGCTCGTACTCAAATGCTTTTGCTTGGTGGAATGTAATGACATTTACCTACTCGGGTGACCCGACTACCTCTACGCGGAATAAAGTTCGCTTCCTTATCAACGATACGGATTCAACCGATGTTCTATTTACTGACGAGGAATTAGATTATTTAATTACCGAGTGGGGTACAAATGTTTATGAAATCTGCCGTGCGGCGTGTGAGACTTTAGTATCTCGCTTTGTTCGCCTTTCAGATTCAACCTCTAAGAGCGTTGGAGATATTTCTGTATCTGAGTCCTATACAGCCAAGGCTCAACAGTACAAAGAACTAGCCGCTTCATTCTTGCTTAGAAATATGCGTAAGGCTCCTCCTCGTCCATTCGCAAACGCTCAGGCTCTTAAATCTACAAATGACAGAATTGTCGATGACTACAACACCGATGCTTATGCTGGAATTCACGATAACCCTAACAATGTCTACGACCATCGTATAGTTGAATAGGGGTAGCCAATGGATGCTATCTATAACAAAGTAGCGGAGTTCATGACTGACTCTGTTATTTTTACACCAAAATCATCAGTTGATAAATACAATAAAACTACTTTTGGTGCTTCTAATACAAATGTAACTGTTACTGGTCGTTTAATTTACGACACTACAAAATCTAGAGATGTTCAAGGTATCGAAATTGTTGATATTGGACGATTCATCACAAAGGGTCCCGCGACATCAATCACGGTTGCTCATAGGATGGTCGTCGGGGCGGACACCTTTACGATAAATGCAGTAGACAACATCGCAGACGAAAACGGAGCGCATCACACCGTCATCAGATTTGGGCGTTAGTCATGGCGAAGGCGTCTTTCAAACTTGATTTATTTGGAGATAAAGAGTTAGTCAATGCTCTTAAGGCTGGTAAAGAAGATACCCCTCAAGCAATAGCCCAAGCGATTTATGAAGAAGCCAATGTTATTTTTGCTAAGTCGCAAGTTCTTGTTCCAGTAGATACTGGAGTTCTTCGTGGCTCAGGCGGAGTATCTGCTCCACAAATGGGAAGCCAAGGCTATTTTGTAGATATTTTCTATGGTGGTCCCGCCGCTTCTTATGCTCTTTATGTCCATGAGATTATTGGCAACTATCACAATCCACCGACACAGGCTAAATACCTTGAGCAACCTGTCATGGAAGCGATGTCCACAATCCAGCAAAACATAAAGGGTAGAATTATCGACATCATACAGAAAGGGCATAGAGGCTAATGGCAACTATTCTTGAATCAGTAGGTGACTACCTACAAAATACTTCAAGCGCTTTTGGCGCTCATGCCAGTCAGGGAACCCTTGGAACATCTATCTTTCTTGGAACACTCCCTGAAACTCCCGATGCTTGCGTAGCCGTATACGAGAACGCTGGAAGTTCCCCAACATTTACTATGGGTTCAGGCGGTATCCAAATTGATTACCCAATGCTTCAAATTATTACTAGAGCGGGTCGAGAGGACTATCCAACCGCTAGAGATAAGGCAGAAGATATTCGCGTGTTGCTCGCGTCGGTGCTTGAAAAGACCGTCTCGGGGGTGCATATTATGAGGATTGAACCGATGGGTTCAGTAAACTTGTTAGGAGTAGACCCGAAGTACCGTCCACTAATCTCGGTGAATTTCCGATGCCTAGTGAGAATGTAATCGAGGAGCCAACGGCTCCACAAGAGAGAGTGGTGGACCCGTATGGCAGAAACGCAACAACCGATGAGTTCCAGCGATGCTGGAAATGTGACAGGCTCCTCTTCGAAAGCGCAACGCGCCCGTGGAGTATCCGCTGTCCCCGTTGTAAATCCAAAAATAAATCAGGATGAGTTTTCTTCTGCCCTAGATGATTTAGTTGGGGTTTGGAAAGTACAAGAAGGCTGTTCGGTAGGAAGAATTACAAGAGAACTACCTGAACCCATGCGAACTAAGTTCAAAGAAACATTGCGGAATGAAAAAGTTAATTCTGCTCGCTTAGTAGAAGTCTTAGCAACTTTTGGCATTACGGTAGGCTCTGATGTTATGCGTAGACATCGTAGAAGGCTACTTGGCAAAGATGGGTGTAAGTGTCCGAATGAGTCTTGATGATGCTTTAGATAATCTGCTTAAAACTAGCGAGATGAATTCAGTTCAAAAAACTGAGCCTCGTCAAAGACAAGCAGAGTGGATGCCTGGGGTTACTTGGCAAGGCGAAGAAGGAATGGTTACTACTCAACCGATGGAGGGCGACACCGCGCCCGATTGGTCAGGAGTTCTTCGAATGTGGGGATTAGACCCCGAACATTTTCAAGTAGTAGAACCAGTTCTTTTCAATGTGTGGGGCGATACTCTAGGAGTTCTTAATCGCCAATGGAAGGGCAAAGTAGTTCGAAAAGGCAAGCAAGAAGTTGCCGACATTGAAGCCTTAATTGAAGAAATAAAGAAACACAAACCCCGCGAGCGCAAACCAATTACAGGTGGAGCAAGCCTTGTCGTATGCGCCGCAGACTGGCAGACAGGTAAAAGAGATGGCGACGGTCTAAAAGGTTTAGTTGGTAGATGGCTTCAAGCAGTTGATGATGTTGAGTTTAGAATTAAAGAATTAAAAAAGATAGGTCGCCCGATTGATTCAATCACCGTTTTATGCCTAGGTGATTTAGTTGAAGGATGCGATGGTCACTACGACATTCAGACCTTTACAGTTGAAGTCGATAGAAGAGACCAAGTAAAAATTGCTCGTCGTCTCCTAAGAGATGCTCTTATCCGCTGGTCAAAGGTTGTCCCCAATATCACCGTTGCGGCGATTGGTGGAAACCATGGCGAGAACCGTAAGAACGGAAAAGCCTTTACAACTCTCAATGACAATGACGATGTAGCCCTAGTTGAATCAGTAGCAGAAATCTTTCAAGCCAACCCTGAAGCCTACGGTCATATTCGTTTTGCGATTCCAACAGATGAGTTGAGTCTTACAGTTGAAGTCAATGGAAAGATTATCGGGATTACTCACGGACACCTTGCCCGTAGCGCGGGAAGCCCTGAAGCGAAACTTCGCAGATGGATTGCTGACCAAACTCTCGGGCGCCAGTCGATAGGCGATTGTGACATTTTAGTCTCAGGTCATTATCATTCATTTCGTCTAGCAGATTGGGGAGGAGTCAAATGGCTACAAGCACCAGCCCTCGACGGGGGAAGCGTTTGGTGGAGACAGTCCAAGGGGGAAGTTGCGGCTGGGGGAGTGCTGACATTC